AGTGACGCCTGCGCCCCGAACTGTACCCCTTGAACGCGATAGCCATACGCGGTCTTCGCGGCCTCGCTGCGAATGGTTGCCATATCCATCGCCGATACGAGCTTCTGGCTGGACTGAACCTGCGCAGCCGATCCGCTACGGATATCGAGCCCATGGCTAGCTTGAGCGGCCCGGATACCCCCAAGCCGCTGGGCTGCTTCCATACCATATCGCCCAGCCTGGAGCTCTCCAATCTGCTCAGAATAGAGTGCGTTCTGCTCGGATATCTGCTGGTTGAGCTTCGCCACCCCCGCTTGGTAGTCGTACATCTGCTTCTGAGATATCCCAGAAAAGATATCTCCGAAGGCCTTGGTGAGACCGCCAAGGAAGGTCAGCCCGAGGCCGGTGTAGCCCATTACAGTGTTATCAGTCTGGCTCATGCGCGTATCTCGAACTCGAAAATATCACCTTGGACATCGGCGATCTCAGCTCCAAGACTGTGGAGCCACTTCCAATTGGACCGGGCACAGTGGCCGCGGATGAGCGAGTATCTCTGGAGAGCCTGATGGATAAACCGTCTAGCCCATCTCCCGAATACCACCCGATGTCGACTCGCGGCTTCATCGGTCCATAGCCAGATGTACGCCTGATCGGACAGCAACGTCGGCGGGATCAGCCCTACCACACATAGGATCTCGCTACCATAGGTCCCCAACATCAGCGGATCAGATAGGAGGGCATACTGTGCGATGACCGCAGCCTCCTGCCCCTCGAACTCGCCAACGTGCATCAGCCCCTCAGGCCTGATCGGGCGGAGCACGCCACTCATTGATCTTGCCTCCTATCAACGACAAACTCCGGCCCAACACCCAATACCGAGGCTGGATATGGCAGAGCCTGCCGAATGCAATACTGCCCCGGGACTGTATAGGTTGGATCGAGTATTGTACTCGCATAGCCATCAACAAGGCCAGTGACGATCTGGCCAGACTGCTGTCCAACGAGCATCCTGGAGACATTCCCGAGCACCAAATCCTTCATCGGTACTAGATTGTTAAAGTCGCTTCCAATAGACAGTCCAAGAGTATCAGCCACCCGCATCGCTACCGAGGCAATCTTCTTGGTCTTGCCTTGGATTGTCGGCTCGCCAACATCGAGAGGAAGGGTCTGTAAATCGCAGTTGTAACCGAGACCGATAGTGGCGAGAACATAGCCAGTTGACCCGGGCGCTGTCGGGGCGGGTAGAGTAAAGAAGCCAGTCACTGGCATTGTGAACGGAGTGACCGTGTAGACATTGCCGAGGTCATCTTCGGCCAGACCAGTCACCACCTGCCCAGCGAGGTGCTCGGCTCCCTGGAAGCTCAGAGTCGCCGGACCGATATACTGCTGCCCACTATCCACACACCAAGCGGACGATAGCCCAGCGGGAAACGCTCGTTCGGCTACCCGCTCGATGTACTTCACAGTGACACCATTAACGATACGTTCAACCACGGCATAGACCGCATCGACGACCCCAGCAGTGTTGGTGCTCTCGGTAACGGAACACACCGACTTGAACAACCCATTGACTGTGATCTGATGGCTCCAGCCGACGAATTCTTGTTCCTTGAGGAACGTCAACGTCAACATCGTGCCGTCGTTGCGGACCGCCCATACCACGAAGAACGGTTGTTCTGCCCAAGCCCATTCGGTGACGGTGTAGCCGTAGAATAGGTGCGAGGAGATCAACGAAACATCCGTACCAGTGAAGACGTTGAAGTAGATATTGTACGCCAGATCACGTACCTGGGAGCCTTTGGATTGAACAAAGAGAATATCATAGTTCGCGATGATCGGAGGAACATCGCTAGCGCCAATGAACGACTGCGCAGTAGCAACCACGTTAGCAGGAGTGACCGCGGCTGATAGCCCTTGGAAGACACCACCACCATTAACAACCCAAGCTGCTTGATCAGTGAATACCAACATCCCTGCCGGAACCGATACAATAGACTTGATAGTGTTAGCGGTATTGGTAACCAGAGTCCCTTGGATAGCATCATCAGGTAGTATCGGCTGGTGAATATCGAAGTTGGAATAAGCCCCTGGCTGCGACATGTTGAATGTCTGAGGTGAGCCCGGAGCCCCCGCTAACACCAACCGCTGCTGGAAGAACGATGGCACCGCTGGATTGCCGTTGCCAGTGGGAGACAAGGTCGCGACGGCGGTTGCGGCGCCACTGGAGAACACAACCGTCGGCGCTGTGGCATATCCGTTACCAGGACTGGTAATGTTGACCGCACCAACACCCCAGGTTAGGGTGGCCTTGGCGTTAATCCCTGCGCCAGATGTAACAACCTGAGCCACCGGATTAGCTGGCGTCGAACCGGAGACAATGGACCCAGTAGCCCCCTCCGCCCATGAGGTGATCGCGCCTCCAGAGCCAATCCCAGTGACAATCAAGACCACCCCGTTACCAAAGTTGATGGTATCCCCGACCGCGAAACCGGTACCCGCCGCATTGATCGTCGGGAGTACATTGAGTGTTAATGACGCCGCAGCAGTTCCCGTCGTGGTGGGACTGCCGCCAGTAAGGGTCACTCCAGGAACGGTAGTATAAGTGCCAAGAGCTGTGACAGTGATGAACGCGAGGCCGGCACCGACGAAGGGATTCTGTGGAACTGGGATGCTCTGAGAGAAGTCAGGAACAATATTATCATCGATAAAGGTGTTGCTAGTGCTATAGCCAACATAGCCATATTGCACCCCCGGCGGCTGGACACCGAAGTAGGATATGTTGGCCTCGTAGACCTTATAGAACTTGGCCCCAGCTGCGGGGGCCCATTGAACAGCGTTGGTTCCAGGGTAGGTACGAATGTCCAGGACTGGCCCGATGTTCGCGGCGGCTGAGGCGGCTGATTCCTGTCCCACAGCATCGACAGAGGTGACTTTGTAACTATAATTGGATTGACCAAAGGTATATGGGGTGGTGTAAATGTCCGTATATGGCAGCGTGGTAGTAGCAAAGACCCCTGTCGGCGTCAACGCAGTCGTGCCAAAGGCGATTGGAACGAGGCTCCAATTGGTCGCGGTGATATAGGTCAGTTGATATGGAGGATAAGCTGGATGGGCGAACACCATTATGTTGCCGGTTTGAGCGAACTTCAATTGCTCAAGATCACTCCCTGCGTAAGGGGAAGCGAAGATGAACAACATCGCTCCGCTACCACCTGAGGTATAAGCACTGTAGGCGGTCGAGTCGATATTGTCGAAATTGAGATCGCCGATAGTAACAGCCGACCCAGAGATATTCAAGATCGAGAAGTATCGCCCATTCAGCTGCGTCATCCCTCCGACACCGCTGACGAAGATCTTCTGCCCGATGACCCAGTTGTTCCCTGGCACGGTCAGAACGCAAGGGTTAGCTTGAGTCGCTCCTGTAATGCTAAAGGCTGACTCTAGTACTGGAGCCCCATTGAAGATCGGTCGAATGTAGTTCTGGCCGAATTCAAGACAATAACCGACGTTGAATCCCGCTTGAAAGCGAATGAGACGGACCCTATGCGCGGAGTCCGCTGCTTGGATTACATAGGCGGTGCCCGGCCGAGTGCTCGCACCCCCTCGATAGTCCACGAGCCAATTCTGGAGTAGTGCCGCCCCGGAGCGATACTTCTGGAGATCCACCCGAGCGTATAGACTCGGGGCCCATTCACCGGAGTTAAAGGTCGATTGGACATGAGTCTCAGGCATGGGCTATCCAAAGATCGGGTACATACCACCCCAATCGAAGCCAGTGAATGGACCGGAGTAAGGTTCAGCGAAGTCGACACCACGTATACGTATCCAGTCGGGAGTAACGTCGTTGACGGTAAAGCCCTCATTACCATCCCCCACCCGAGCCATCATAATCGCAGGGTTCACCATTTCCTGTATTATCTGATTGGCGAGTCGCTTGTCCCCGGTGAGAGTCAAAGTGAGTTCGGCACCAAGGGCCTTGGACCAGGCGTCAGTAAAGGCGTCATCCATCAAGTCAGGATCGGTGACATCCGCGACATAAGTGCCGATAGCGAACTCTTGATTGCAAAGTATTACTCTCTGGGCTTTGGCTCCAGTGTAGGTAAGGTTGAAGGTAGCACCCGAACCTAAGCCAGTGGTGAAGCTCTGAGCAACTGGATTCGGCAATTTAGCAAAGTAGCTACCTCCAATGAGCGGGCCTTGGGCCACTCCAGGAGTCAATGGCGCGGTTTGAGTATTATTTACCTGGGGAAGCACCAACACACCAGCGACCGATCCACCACCACCGATCGAAGCAACCTGAAGCTGTACCGGACCACCTGGCGGCTGACTTCCTTGTGGAAAGGTAATGACACCCGAAGTCGGATTAATCATCCCCGGGCCGAAGATAATATCCCCAACAGCGTAGTTAGAGCCCCCAGCTACCACTGCCGCAGCAGTCACTCCAACGAACACATCTGTCTGCACCTTGAACTTCACTGGAGGCCCCTGCCAGAACGAAGCGGCACCCCCAGTCACGGCGGTGGTAATGGGGATGCCGCCCGCGAACCCGGTCTGGGTGGCAGGGATGACCCAGCACACCCTGAGGCAATCGACCGGGTATTGGTATTCGTAGTTCCATGGCGGGGCAGGTTGCCCTGGCGCCCATAGGGATGTTGGCGCCAGGGAGTTCTCTGGAGTTCCCGGTGACGAGGTGATGTAGATCAGATTCGCCGTCTTCAGCGAGCAGTTCCACGGCGCCATACGCAACAGCCGCCGCCGGACATTGTCGATCTTCAGGTTCGCCTGAATTGCTTCGTTGGTGCTGTTGGCAGCCAGCTCCGCATCCGTTACGGTCGTACGGGTGCCTGGCGTCTGCAACGCCCGATTGACAATGTCCGTGGCGGTGGTCATCGGTCAGGGTCCGGGAGTGACGGCCTTCTCAAGGTCGGCCGCGATGGTGGTCATCTGGGTGGCGATGGCCTCGGCATCGGTCGAGCCAACTCCGGTGCTGAGGTCCGCGACCTCTGCGGCGAGCTTCTTGAGGGCTGCTACCGCGTCAGTCACAGCGGTCTGGATAGCCGTCACAGAAGCCTGGAGGTCGGTAAGTGCGGTCATGATTCTAGTCTCCATCTGTTGAAGTTGCTTGATGATAAGATAATCCGACATTACCGTCGGCCTTGAGTACCCGAGTTCCCGTGGTTGGTTCCACCAAGTCCCGGCCGCTGACGCATCTGCTCGGTCGGACCTCGAGGAGGGGAGTAGGGAATCGGCTTGACGTACTCCATCTTTACCCCACCGCACTCAGCCCGGGAGCCACTCTTTGCTTCCGGGCCGAACTCTGAAAGGATGTCTCTAGACACTTTCTTCCTCCTCTTCCTCCTGTGGCGCTGCCTCCGGAGTTGCTTCGATGACTTCCTTCAAGCGACTTAGCTCTTCCAGCGCCCGAGTCGCGAACCAAGTACCGATCTTGTGTCCGGTACCGGACGCTTTGTGAACGACGTCAAACAACGCTGCTACCTCAATCCAATCCATGCTAGTAGCTCCCTTGTGATCCGCCGTTGTAGCCCTTGAGCTTCACCGGTGGCGCCAAAAACCCATGTGGGTCCTTCTTCACCTTCTCAGTCCGGATGGTCTGAATACCGATTCCTGCTGCGACCTTCGGCGAGATCGGATGGCTCTTCGGTTCGACCTTGCGATCGCCAGCGCGGCTGCTGCTAGCTGTCCCTTGCTTCATCAGCTTTTCTCCTCATGAGTAGTTTAGTCCAGTCGTAGCGATTACCTTCACGCTGACTCATCTCCTGACGGACCCTCTCGAAGGTACCTTCATCAGCGTAGGAGTCCTCGATCAGGTGTTTATACCGATCCGAACACCGCTCAACTTCTCGACGCACATGCTCCGGTGGTTCCTGTCCATTCTCGTGATAGGTCCACATGACATCATGCACATCGTGGAAGTACATGATAAACCGCCGCATCTTCTCCGAGACTTCAGATTCCGCCTCCTTCATGTAGTTGACGACCTCGGTCACCATACCCCGAATCGCCTGCATGTCGCGGGCGATATTGTGTAGGTACGCCTTGATGTCGTCCTGATCGCTCATCACTTCCCTTTCTTCTTCGGGGCCTTCTTCGGCAACTTCCCTCCAACGTCGGCCGCGGAGTATTCCGCTCCGACCTTCTTCGGAATGCCAAGGGTGGACTTACCTGATGCCGCTGCTCGCATAGCGCGGCGTTGGGCTTCGGACCTAGGGGGCATGAGACATCTCCTAACAGTGTGTGACGAAACTGCCGATAGTGGCGAACGACGCCGTTGGTGAACCAGAGCACGAGACCCCTAGAGAGCCCAGCTTCACGAGTCCTGCGCCCCCGGCGAGAGCACTGGTATAGGCGCCATTCATTACCCAGACTACCGCAGGGGAAACTGCATTTATACTATCAAGTGATGAACTAACTCGATCCTCACCGCCAATTACGAATACATTAGACGCACCATCAGCAAGAAGGAAATTGGTGTGATTCGTCACAGCGCCGGTGTTGTTGGCTGCCCCTGTGACACCAACCAAAGTTGCTTCAGAGACATCAATATAGTATCCATCTTCGTAATTGCTTTCGGCATCGGTGGATTCGAACACAACTGCCTTGGAAGTAGATATTGCAAATCCCAATCCACAGGAAGACGAACCAGAGCACGCGGTACCGTTATGATCCGCGGCTGAATTGACGAAGATGGTATTGACTACGTTATTAGCAACTATACCCGAGGCACCGTTGTAGAAGGCGTAGGAGGTATCTATCTTCCATGTGGTTTGCTGTCCGAACGTGGCGATAGCAAAGTTGAGACCGTTGTTGCTGTTACTGTAGAACAAACTATTGCTTATACTACTCTGATAAGTTCCCCCGGTGATGCCGGTGACTCGAAAACCATCCCTACCACAATAAGCAAAGACTACATCTGTGAAGTGAGAGTAGACGAACGCTCCGCTCATGCAATCTCGAGTAGCTCGCTCGAACTGTAAATGCTCGAACGACACAGCCTGCGTCGACTGTGACAGCGATCCAGCAAAGCCGTCGGTAGCCGCCGCTATGCCGTTGAAATCAATGATCGAACCTAACTGACCAGCGAAGGTGAATTGATTAGGATGACCAACACCTAGGAAGTTAACGCAGTTGGGGATTGCAACCTGCTGAAGGACCATGTAGTGGCCCTGGGGAAAGAATACTGTGCCACACACGGCAGCCGCAGCCGTTATGGCGTTGTTGATCGAGGTGAAATCGTTAGTGGAGGCGTCACCCTTAGCCCCATAGGCCTTGACGTTGAAATAGTTAAGAAGACATCCAGCAACACTCGTGGAAGAGTTGATGAAGTCGCAGGGTCCACTGCCGAGATTTGTTACTGGAGGACCTCCTGAGTCAGCAAGATTACCGTTCGCATCGATGAACACACCGTGACCTGGGGTGAGAGTACCTGCGGTGGTACCGAAGCTGGTGGTATTGCCGCTAATAGTGCCTTGGAGAATACCATTAGCACCGTTACCGATCAGCGGCAGTCCTGCGGTGAAACTTGACGCTGCGGTACCTCCATTCGGCACAGTCAGCGGCAGCGTGAGGGTAGTACCTCCTGTCGCCTGCTGAACGAATTGCGTGCTAGCACAGGCGTTGGTGCTGTCGCCCATAGGCCGTGTTGGACAGAGAACATCCTGCGCCGCGGCTGGCGAGACCAGCAGTAGCAGCAGTGATAGAAGCAACCACCTCATGTGTTGCTGTCCATGACTGTTAGAGGATTCCCTGAACCTGTCCGCGAGAAGGCTTGCCAAGCCTTCTGACATTCGCCCTGGAGTACCAAGGTCCCACCATTGGCGAAAACGAGGAAGCAACCACCTAGGGCCGCGGTCGTGGGAGCAAGTGCCGAGTCCGAGCTGCTGACGATAACCGTCGCTGGGGCCACGAAGATATCAATCGTGCCAGGGTTATGCACCGTGATCCGCTGTCGTTGGGAGTTAATCCCAACGATCTGCTGCGGGGTGGTGTTGATATTGTTAAACGCATACACGCGGCTACCACTAGCGGCGCTAACCGTTCTTGGGGAACCGACGCTAGTGGTAATCTCGGTCATGGCAGGTTACGCCTTTAGCCTGTAGCCAGGAGCGGTTCGTTCCACCAAGGTCCCGATCGCCGCGACAAGCTCCGCGAGCCCTTCAACCTCGACCTTGTCGACCCTGTCCTGTGCTTGCGCCGCAATGCGAGAGATCTGAGACTGGGTGTAGCTCCCATCGTCCGTGTCGGGTTTGTATCGCCAGCGATCCGCGAAGGAAGCAGAGATTTCCTTCGCCTCATCATCGACAGGTGACATGTCCGGGGTGGGATCGCCAAGGAACACTACATCACTCGGCTTACCCCGACCCTCCCAACAGACGATAATCTCGCCTTGGCCATCGGGACTGCTACCGCCTCGGGAGATACCAACATCCCCAAAGCGGTTGGTCCAGTCTCCAGGATCGTTGATGTCGAGGTACCTGGGCACCCGGCGGCGCTTTCGGACTTCCCGACCGGTTGCGCCATCCACCTCACGATACTCCCACTCTGTACCGTCGGCAGTGTTGAGATACATACAGGTCAACAGTTTCCAGCGAGCCATGTTAGTCCTCCGTCCATTCGGTGTAGATGGTAAGGCTTCCCGACGAGATCGAGACTCCATTCAGATTGACACAGACCTGCGCCACCACGGTGGAAGCTTTCGGGATGTCGATCGACTGGTTGAAGCTGATACCACCGCCAGCACCAGAGCCGAAGTCGAGTTCGACTGGGAGGTTCACGGTTGTGGTAAGTGCAAACGTCGGTGCGACGGCCCCCATTAGATTGGGTGAAGCATCGTTAACAGTCGGGTTGGCGGTATAAGACACCTGCGCTGCGGAGGTCGAGGCAGGATTAGTTGGTACCAGAGGTGTCGCCACCGGCAAGGCCTTGCCAGAGGCAGGGGTACCACCAGTGTCAAGACTGTGATTGTAGTTGATCAACACCGGCGTGGTGATCGCCGTACCCGCCGATCCGGAGAAGATGAACCTCCGGAGGTGGATATTGCGCTTGGTCGAGCCGTTGATGCAGTAGATGTCCGTAGCGGATGCCGCTGGCACCAACCCCACCGCAGTCGCGGAGTAGGTATTCGCCGAGATAACACCGCTGATCACGCCAACCTGCGGGACGACGTTGACCTGGGAGGCCGCGAAGCCTCCCAGAGCCAATATCAGTGCCGCAGCGGCTAGAAGTAACCGCTTCATAGTATCGCTCCTCAGTTGGCGACGGTGATGCCAGGGACATAGCCGGAATAGGCGCCGCCTGTGCCCATGATCTGATCGTCGCGATCGATGACGACGCTGGCTTCGATGGCGCCGGCGCCATGAGAGCCGACGCTAATGAAGTTCAACTTGATGAACCGAGGGAGAACCTGACCGAAGATCACCCGAGGGAAGTCGATGTTGGCGAGCTGAGCACCGGCAACCAGTGAAGCCTCAGCGAACACCGGCGAGGTCCACATGGTTGTATAGGCACCCTGACCACCGACGCCGTTGTCGGGAGCACCCTGGACCTGGAGCTGGAGACTTGTGCCTCCAGTGAAGGCCGCGGTGACGATCGCTGTGATCTTCATACTCGGGTCGTCGCCGACACCGATATCCCGGGCACCACCCCCAGAGGCCGACGCAGGCACGCCGCTGGTGACGCCTAGATCGATGACATTGGACGAGGCTTGAGTGCCGGTGGTGGGAGAGTCTGTATAAGCGCTCCCAGCGATGGTTGCTGTGGCGCCGTTGCTGGTGCCCGTGAGGAGGAGAAGGCCGTCGATGATCATGTTACACCACCTGTGCTTCGTTGTTGAGAATCGCATCGCAGGTACGGACCGGGATGCCGCGGAAGGTCGTCACGACCTTACCTTGGAATTCCTCCAACCGGAGCAAGACGTTGGTCTTGTTCATCGCTTGAAGGTCGAGGTACGTACGGATGATGCGGTTGCAGTAGATCACCACCCGACCCATGTTGGCGCGGACCTCAGGGGTGTCCGAGGTCTGGATTCCCGTGGCGTTGGCTGGCGCGGTCGGCAAGCGGTATAGCGCACGAATCAGAAGGTTGATCAGGTTCGCAGCGCTGACGCCCGTCAGCTGGGTAACGTCGATATTTGCGAGGCGGGACTGATAGCGCCAATCCCGAAGCACCAATCCGATCTCCCACTTGAAGTGATCGCGGTAGGCCTGGTAGGTGTTGCCGGCGGAGTCCTGGACCGGCCACTCTCCCATATCCCGATGCTGGAGACCAGTGATCTTGCCCTTCGGGAACGTAGCATGAAGGGTGTCGTTGCCCCAGGTTGTGATCCAGATTGAGGTGTTGGTGTTGGAGGTACCTCCAGCGTCGAGGACGTTGTAGGCAGTCTGGGAGTTGGCGGTGTTGGTGGTCGAATACCTCGCAGTGAAGCCAGTAAAGCGCTCGGGATTGGTATGCTGATTGGCGTAGATCAGCGCCGCAGCGACCTGTTGGGACATACCCTCCAGGAAGGCTTTCACTTCCGAGAGGCGGAACTCAGCGGTGTTGCCGTTGAGATCGGCGATGTCCTTGTCGATAACAGCGTAGGTCTCGAGATTGCCGACAGTGTCGACGATCTGCGCTGTGGTCGATTTGGCATTTGGCACACCGGTGTTCAGCAAGCGCCAAGTGGCTTGGGGGAGGCCGGTGCGGATGGTGGTCTTGTGACCGGTGGGGAGATTCCCCTCGACCACAAGCATGTCGTCGAGGATCTCGTTGGTTTGAGAGAGTATCTCGATGATGTTGGCGATTCGAAAGTTATCGTCGAGTCGCTTGGCCCAATCAGCATACGTTAGAGCTGTTGAACCGATAACCGCGGCTGCCATGATTAAGTTCCTTTGGTTAGGTTATGCATTAGCCGGTCTGAGCGCATGCTGTTCTTCCCTCAACGGGGCCCGGTTAGTGCGAAGCGGATGGAAGGTTGGGATATAGAGCCTGAGCCGCAGTGGGACGGATATTAGCCCCAGGAGCGGCTTGGCCGTGAGTGGAGGGACCACCGCCAGAAACGTGCTGTCCCTCATTGACCATCTGGGCGGCTTTCCACCAGGCTTTGATGATAGCGGGATGGTCACCGGCACCAGTAAGATCCATAGCGGCGCCGAAAGCATCGCGGCCGGCTTTGTCCGTGCCGAAGAGAGAGTCCTTCAATCGCCCGATATCCGCGGTGACCTGTTCCAGCTTACCGGACATGGCAGGGTCTTTGTTGACCTCCGACCGCCAGTTGGCTCGCATTTCGTTGACGGCCTTAACCGCGAGGTCGGACTGATCCTTGGCGTACTCGTTGAAGAGGTTGACCAGCTTCTGCGCCGGCTCCTGAGGAAGGCCGAGTTCCTTAAAGATCGGCGTGGCCTTATCAACCATTGCCTGGTTGAGTTCGCTACCTTCGGGCGCAGTGAAGGTGTAGGAGTCTGGCGCCTTAGGAGGCTCGGCAGGCTTCGGCGGCTCAGGTGACGCGGATGGATCTGTCGAGCTCGGGGGAGCCTGTGTATCCTTCAGAGTCCCATCCGTCGTCCTCGCTGCTGGATCGTTCGGCAGCGGCGGTGTCGGTGCTGGTGTCGGTGTCACGTTCGGATCGTCGGGCATTTGCTTCTCTCATCATCTGGAGGTAGGAGTCAGGACAGTGGGCAACAATGTCGGCGAAGATGCGGAGTCCGACATTTCGTTCGCCCTTAAGGTAGGCCTCATGGAGGGCCTGGCCTGTGAAGGGGTCATTGAAGAGATGACAGAACTCAAGAAGGTCATAGAACCAAGCCCGACCCTGTTGGGTAGACATGGCAGCTTGGAGGTAGGTGATCCTGGCAAGTTCGGCCTGACGGGCAGCTTTCTCGGCCTCCCGTATGTCTTTGCGGTTCGAGGCATTATACACCACCGCCTCCCTGTTGTTGGCCCATCATCGCTTGGAGGGCGTTCTGCCCTCCACCGACATCAGCGCCAGAGAGGTTCTTAGCTCCCGCAGAGAGCTTCTGTGCGATCTCAGCTTGCTGAGCTTGCTCCATCTGCTGCTGGCGCTGCTGGCGAATCTGTGCCAGTGCCTCGGGGCTACGTATGATCTTCGGGTTGTTGTTAAGCAGCGAGGAGTATTCGTCGAGCGCGTAGTCGACGTCGATGTTGTCCATGACGGATGGATCAACCCCGACGAT